CCTTTCCGGGCAGATTTCGCTTTGATCAGTTCGATACGGGTGGGAACCCGCAGTCGACATCTCAGCTAACCGCTGAGGGTGACGTGAATATCATTACAACCGATGTTCAGTCTACTGATACCATGCCGGCATCCGCCTTCGTTAAATCCCGCACGTTGAACGCTGTGAAGCGCCAACGGCTTATCCAGCACCTTGCAGTGCTGCAAGCGAAGATTGCCAAAACTCAGAAGCTTGTGAGTGCGGCGTCTCCGGTTGTTCCCGCACCGCCCCGTAAGGGCGCGGTCAGTGATAATAAGTTTGCGAGATGGGAGAAGTTAGCTCTTAATGTAATGAGCCGACAGATGCGTCTCAGAGACAAAAAAACTCTCTGGGAAAAGCGTTTGTTGCGTTTGAGCCAAGCTTCCTCGAGTATTCGGGTAAAATTGCAAGACCCGATGTTCCCCTCGAAGGTGGAGCGTCTGTTTGCTGCTCAACACGCGTATCATCGCGTGCGCAGCTCACAGCCGCTCTTGATCGGAAGTCGACGAGACTTCTATGTTTACCGATACCCTAGCGGTCTGAAGCCAGATGAACCTTGGCAACGGACAGTTAGCGGCATGATCCCAACGAATGAAGATTTTTGGGTCAGCCTATACTCCCAAGGAGTGATCCTCGGAGCGAACGGTCAACCGATCGAGTTCCTTACCGACGTGGCTTTCGCCGTACGTCAGCTCGCCGATATAGCTACGGCAGTTGAGAAGGCGAAGGAACGTGCTCGACTTAGATACTTTGAAACCCTACGCGGCGAACAGCCTAACGTAGGGACGATGAGTGTAGAAGCCGACAAAACTGTGACAATGATACGCGAGATTCTTGCGCGGATCAGGGGGCTCCTCTCCAGGATCCCACACAGTAAGCATCCGAAATCGGCCTATGTTGTGAAACCAGGCGCTGATGAGGCTCGCACTGTAACACGCGAAATCTCGTCGGCTTACCTGATGGAACACTTCGGCTTATCTCCCTTGATTTCGGACCTTCAGCAGTCAGTTCTTATGCTAGCGGATAGCCTTGGCGTATCCGCTTACGTTCAACATAAGGGTTCGGCTACTGAATACGGGAGAGTCGAAAAGGGCGGCGCCGTGTTTGACTACACTGTTACCGCAAGGTATCAGTGCCGGTTTGACATTGCCCGCCCTCTCTACGCAGATCTGGCATCTCTTGGTCTGCTTAACCCGTTTGAGGCACTCTGGGAGCTTACACCCGGCAGTTACCTTGTGGATTGGTTTTTCAGCGTCTCGAATCTCCTTGAGTCCATGACCAGTCATACCGGTCTGACATTTAGGGATGGGACGCTTGCCACTCGGATAGCTGTTCGTGTGTCTCAGCCTGTGCTATTAAAGCAGTTGTGGGAAGAAACCTCCTACGCTGTTTCCGGCGTGACAGAAGTTTCAGGATCGGTTGTAGCGTTTTTCGATGAGAAAGACCGTGTTTTATTGACGGAGCCTCCATCGGCGATGCTGCCTCGCTTTAAGAACCCTGTTTCTCTGTCACATGGTGTGACATCTGTTGCACTTCTACTTCAAAAACTTCTAAAATAGAAGGGAATCCCAAATGGGACAACTTGCTGATATCACCGGACTTAACGATGGTGAAAACACCCCCGTAGCACACACGTTCAACGTGGCTGATGTCAAGCCGGGCTACTGGAAATTCGAAGATCGAGTAAGCGGGATCGCTGATGCGTTTCCGACTCTCGAAATTTGGATCCAGAAGCCGACGAAGACCAACCCGCTTCATCGTGCGCGCTTCAAACTGACCGCTCCGGTAATGGAGGTAACTGTTGCATCGACGTATAACGGCATCACGCCGGCGCCGACCAGGGCCTTCCTGAACACGGTAGACGTGTTAGCTACTTTTCATAAGCGTTCGACTGAGCAACAACGCGAGAATCTTCGCGTTATGATGCAAGGCCTGCTGAATTCCACAGGTCACGGCATCGCTCTGTTCGACAAGCTGGATTCTCTGTGGTAACACAGCCAGCTGTCGTTCCGCCAGGTTGAAACTGATCTGGCAGGTCGTTCTTTCGGGCTGGTAGCACTTGCCCGATGCTTTGTCTCACTAAACTAGGAGATTTAAATGAAAAGCAACAAGAAACGCGCCAAGGGGAAACCTTCTCCCTGGACTGATGTGCACTTGACCGCCAGCGATGAATCCATGCTGGTAGAAGAGTTCTTCTGCGCCTTCAAAAACTCGCCAATCGCGCTCTCGTGCTATATGCTTTACAAGCACGGTGAGTTCGATCAGCTTGTCTCGAAGGATCTGGACCCGCTCTGTTTCAACAACTTGAGCGAGTTCAGAGATGCCTACGCCTGCGTCAACTTCCTCCGTAAATCTGAGACCCTAAAAACGTCTTTTGATACGGAGGCTGTGGCATTTGAAAAGTTTCGCGAAAGCGAGGCCGCGTGCGCATCAACAAATCGCCGTTTTCGGAATTTGGCTTTCGACCCTGAATACAGTGGGTCGAACGTTTGGTTGCTTAACGCAACCATTCGTAAAATCAGTCAAATCCTAGATGGTGACGCGTCGCAAGAGTCGGCCGAGGCTAAAAGCTTTGGTACAGACTTTATAGATGAGCTCCTTTCGTCAAGCGGGTGGGGCCCTGGATCGACGACCTGTGTTAAGGGTCTAGACACCAGTGCCGCCATCAAGTTCAAACAAGAACGCCACATAAGCCTTAGGCTGTACCACGTCGCGCACGGTTTGCCCTGGAATGCTGCCTACCCCTTGTGGGCGGCGATGCAGTTCCCAGAACGGTGGATCGTGAACGACTTCGGCAAGGTGACGAGTGTGCCGAAGAATGCAAAGACGGATCGGACCATCTGCGTTGAACCAGGTATCAATCTCTGGTTCCAAAAAGGCGCAGGTAAGATGATTCGTCGCAGACTTCGGAAGCACGGCGTGGATCTGAATCATAGCAGCAGGAATGAGAAGCTTGCCAGACGTGGTAGTCTTGGCGAGCGACTCACTTGCGTGGACTTCGAGGCGGCGTCTGACACCA